TACGGCTCTACGTCAAGTGCTTATGGGGCAGCGGATAGCTATTTTTTCCTCCGACAATTAAGTGGAAATTTTGAAGGTAAATTGAACGATGCAACACAAGTAAGTTCTATCAATTTAGGCACGGCAGATACTTCTCAACACCTATTTAGCCATCTGTTTGTTGGTGGGTCTAAACATGAGTTGGTTAAAAATGGAACATCTACTTCCGACACCACAGATATCCCCAGTACCTTGAATTTGTCGCAAGAGTTGGAGATTTTCAGCGCATTGGGAACGACTTTAGCGAGTGATATGAAACTCCAAGAACTCATCGTCTTCGATTCCGACCAATCCGCAAACCTTGGAACGATTACAACGGGCGGAGGTACTGGCATCGAGGGGAATATTAACACCTATTTCGACATCGTATGAGTTGGTACATCGGAACATTAGAAGAGTGCAACGCATATAATGCGAAGGTGAACGAGGCGAAGGCGTACAAGGGGTCTATCACAAGCAACTGGGCGAACCCACGCCAACACCCTGACGGGAGCAAGTGGGCGATTGTTGCACATAGCATTGAACCCGATGAAGAGAGCGGCCTAACTTTAGTTAATGAACTGACAGAAGATTGGAATAGTGAGGTACTTTAAACTAGAAGAGTTCGATAGCCCCGACAAACCTGGAAGCGGTGAGTTGATGGATGAAAGTCTTTTAACTATGCTAGACGAGTTAAGGGGCAATTGTGGGTTTCCGCTGAAGATCAATTCAGGCGTAAGAACAGAAGCAAGGAATAAGGCGGTTGGTGGTTCACCTAACTCAAGTCACCTAAAGGGCCTAGCCGTTGACATTCATTGTACTGAGTCCGCTAAGAGGTTTACAATAGTTGACGAAGCGTTAAGGCTGGGCTTTGACAGAATAGGAATAGCGAAGACCTTCATTCACTTGGATATTGACCTAGATAAATCACCTGACGTAATTTGGTTATACTAATGAGCCTCAATGAAATTGGAATTAACATAGGACTAATGATTGGCGGTTTTTTTGGCTCTCTCATTACAATTAAAAAGAAGCGATCCATTAAGGAACAACTTCTTAGCGTGGTAACTGGTACGATGTCGGCTAATTACCTCAGCCCCGTTATCATTGAGTATATGAGCCTAGAGGGTTCCTCACAATACGGAACGGCCTTTATAGTAGGGTTCGGAGGACTCAAAGTAGTAGAAGCGTTCTACGATAAGTTCTTTAGCAAATGAACAAGCTACTTTGGGAAGGTCTTCAGTTTGCTATCATTGCGCTCCTTGCGTTCTCCTTGTTTGCGTGGATCGAGGTTAAGTTCTTCTTACCTACCCTAGAGAGGGACATCGTAGAACACCTACCCCACGACACCGTTTATATTTCTGCTGATAGCGTAAGGGTAGATTCTAGCTTGGTAAAATACCTAGACTAAGACCCACAAGCTTCGCAGTCCTCGTTGTCCAGGTTGCACGTTGTTTCCTCGTCCTCGTCAAGCGACTTAACGAAGTCATCCATACTAACGGGCTCGTCCTTAATTATCTTAACAACTTTAGGGTCTAAGGGTACTTCTTGGCCCGTTGTAAGGTCTACTTGTTTAGCCATTTGATTTGTTTAAGCGTTCAACTTTCTTCTCTATGAAACCTCTCTCAAGGTAGTACTTAATAAGCTTCGAATCTATGCTTGTGACTCGTTGCCCCTTTTCAATTACCCTCCCTCGTTGTCGGAAGTCCTTTAAGGCATAGTAAGCAGTTCTTACACCACTAGGCACAACCAAACATCTTCACGAGCGTAACAACAAGGATAACAAAGCCAGCACTAAGAACCATCATAAGGGTAGCAAGCCAAGCGATCATAACAAAAGCCTTGCTTCTGCTAATTACCTTCTTTCCTAGTTGGCTCTCTGTGAAGCATTTACGCATTTCAGTAGGGCCGCAATCGCAACCCCTTGCTAGTAGTTCGCACTTAGTTTCCATAGATGTTTCCTTTTATGATTATTTTATTTTCAAAGGCCCAGCCGTCTTGTGTAATGTCTAACATACCGAATCCGTGAACCCAAACAAGTTTAGCCTTCCCGTAGTAGTCAGCGTTCAAGTTACACAAACATCCCATAGTAGCGCACATAATGTCCTGACCTAGCCCGTTCTTAATGTTGTAAGACTCTGAGCGGTGTAGGTGTCCCTGAATGGCTGATGTTTTAAGTTCTTGGGCCATCTTCCTAGAGGGGTTAACCCCACCAATACCATACTCGTGACCGTGTAACACTAGAAGCCCGTTAGCGTCTATAATGGTTTGGTCGTGTAAGACTTCTATTCCGTATTCCTTGGTTCTGAAGAATTGTTCAATCCCCATATTCATACCGAAGTTCATAGAAAGAAGCCCAGCAATATAAGGAGCGTTCTTATTTAAGTCCCTGAATAGTCGGTTCTCGTGGTTACCTAGCTTCCAAACAATCTTAGCCTTCGGGAACTCTTCTACTAGTCCGCTAAAGAACTCTTGTGCTATTTCTATTTCACCCACCAGGTCGACACCGTCCCACTTCTTAGCGTGGCTAGAAATTGAATAAAAGTCACACAAGTCCCCGTTCAAAAGGATACCGTCCACGTCCCTTTCTTTGGCGTACATTAAAGCCGTTTTAAGGGCTTTTTCATCGTGGTAGGGAAAGTGAATGTCGTTAAGTATTATCCAAGTGCCTTCAGGTAATTTAAAGGTCTTAGAACCCTTCTTTAACGCTCTAGGGATTAACGCTTCAATTCCTCGTTCTACCCTCTTTCTGTTCTCCTTTGTGATTTTGTTGCAAGGAAGAATACCAGTCACTTGCCGCCTAACGCTATTTATTTGCTTGTCGGTTTGTTCAAACACTTCGGGGAAGGCTCTGACAACCATTCTAGCAATAGTACGTTTAGGCTCGTTGTGAAGCTGGTTCTCTTCGATGTATTGCCTAATTAGTTCTTTCTTAGTCATTGAGTAGGCGCATTATAACCTCAGGGTCGTGGTTCATCAACTTGGTCAAGATTCGTTGTTCTTGCTCCTTGGCCTCGTCATAGGCTTCCTTTGAATCGGTGCAACCTAGATTAGCGAAGAGAATAGCACATTGGTGCAACGCTTCGTCAATCATCTCCCTAACCTTCGGGTCAGTGTAATAAGGACTCTTCATAAGCTTCTATTGCTTTAAAAATTTGGTGCGCTACTTGGGGTACTATTGCGTTTCCGTAGGCTTTGATGGATTCGTTTCGCCACTTAGGAAAGGTGATATTGTCCAATCTGTCGGAAAGCCCATCATCTCCGCTACAAATTGGGGGTTTAGTTGGGAATTTTTCCCATCGGTGTTCAATGTTGCCCAGCTGCCTAAATCGTTCCTCTCGCCTCTGCCTCTCTTTTTTAATGCCTCTGCACTCCCGCTGCCGTTCGAATCCGAGCATGTCGGAGTCGGGAGCATTCCGCTGTACTTCACTTGACTCAACAAACTGCCGTACTGCGTCCCGTTCTTGTATCCGTTCCGCTCCGCTCTCTCTCTCATCTTTTCGGGCGGTTCGTCTGTCATTACGCTCGTGGGAGTAAGCAACAAACCACACTCTATCTCTTCGGTGGGGAGCGTTGACGCTTGCAGCTGGAAGTATAAACGGTTGGACTTCGTACCCTTGAGCTTCCAAGTCAGCTTGCACCTCTTCGAATACCAGCCCCCCATTCCAATTAACAAGGCCGAGAACGTTTTCGCCCACGACCCAACGTGGTTGAATTTCTCGAATTGCTCTAAGCATTTCGGGCCACAAGTGGCGTTCATCCTCTTTTCCGAGTCGCTTTCCAGCACTTGAATAGGGTTGACAAGGGAAGCCGCCTGACAAGACTGAAATTCTTCCTCTGTGAACATTGAAATCTGTTTCCGTGATGTCTGCATAAGATAAAGCTTTAGGAAAGTGGTGTTTAAGAACTCTCTGACCGAACTCGTTCCATTCACAATGAAACACATTCTCCCACCCCATCCATTCAGCCGCTAGGTCAAAGCCTCCGATTCCACTAAATAGGCTACCGTGTTTCATCTAGTATTAATAGAATGACAAGATAACCAATTAAATCTTTTATTGTGTCTGACTTACTTTCACTAACCTCCAAGTTCTCACTCTCCAACCTCTTTAGCTTGTCTGCTATCCGTGCTAGAATTCCGTTCTTCGCTGGGATCACTTCCCCAAAAACCTCAACGTCATCAAAGGCACTATTCCCATAGTCGGCATTTTTGGAAAGCTGGAGTTCCTTTAGTTGGTCATAGACCCTAGAAATCTGTTCGGCTCGTGTCATCTGTTCAGAATTAGTCTTCAGTAATTAGTATCTCTTTTATCTGATTTATACTCCAACCTGACGCAAGTAATACTTTTCTCAGCATCTCAGCAACTACATATATGCTAACCTCTGAGTAATCTACTTCGACAACACACTTGCTATCGTATTGCTCTACGGTAATTCTAAAAGGCTCTTTCTTGGTGTCTGAATCCATCATTGATGTTATTATTAGAGGTTAGTGATGTTTTTACGCATCAAATCTATTTCATATAGCCCAGTTAATTCGGTTAACTCCCTCTTCAGTTTTATTCTATCCTCATTCTCAAGGTAATAGCTTTTTTTCTGAAAGTCAAGAACGAACGACCGAACCACGTCACGAGCGGTAGACAACTCAGGAATACTCCATTTACCCGTTTTAAAGACTTGTGGGAGCGTTTCTATCTCTTCTAGTAGGGTATGACCACCCACCAAAGAAAGTCCCTTAGAGAAGCCCTGACGGTTTCCCTCCATAAATCTATTGTCGTACTTAGATTGTCCCCAAATATTCAAAAGGTGGAACCTTAGAACGGGGTGAGTTGATCTAGCGTAATAATGCCCAGCGTCCATAATACCCTCCTTGAAGGCTGAACCATTACTTATACAAGGGTGACCTTGGTCAATTAACCGAACGGCTTTATTCACGTCCTTTTGAAGTTCCTCTAACCAACGTGAGTGAGTCCAAGTAGCCTTCTTAGACATTACTCCACTTTGGAGATTTATTGCGCACTCCACGGAGCAAACCATTTGCTCGCTTTTGTTCTTCAGGAACGGTGTCGCGCAACTCCAACAAAGTGTCCAGCCGTGAGATTTCCTCATCTATCAAAGGTAACAACTTGACTTTAACCCACTTATCTTTAACCTGGTCAAGATTCCCCTTAATTATTCGCAGGTTCTCTAGTGACCTTTTCCGCTCCTTAAAGACCCGAAGTTTCAGCTTATCGTTCAGGTCAAAGATGGAAAGTTCTTGGTCTGTAAAAGCCTCTAGTTCGTGCCCGTGTTTATCGGTGAAGGCTTTTGTAGCGTTTAGAATTAAATCGCGGTAAACCTCAGAAGGCTTCCTATCCGTGTAATAGATAATTGTGGCGTGATCCCTACCAATAAGGGAAGCTATTTCCCCAAGGGTTTTGTTCGTGAGTGCCCTAGCAATACTAGCATAAATTACACGGGTCTTAACTAGTGGCGGTGTTCTCGTGGTTGACATTACTTGGCTGACATCAGTTCCCACATAGTCACACGCGAAAAGGAGTACATCTCTAAGCTTCAGCATCTTCGAAAAGTTCAATGAATTTAGTAAAGGAGAAAGAGCCTTCAACAACCCCAGCGTTACGCATCGCAAACCACACACCAGCGGCAGTATAAAGGGGAAGCATAGAAGGGTAAAGGTTGACCTTTAGAGTTCGGATAACGTCCTTTTCAAACGTCACCCCGTGGCGTTCTAGTCGTTCAAATAGGTTTTTCATCTCAAGTGGAATTCTAGATAAACAACGGGGCTATCATTGAAGTCCTCAACGTAAAGGACGGGATCAAAATCTTTCAACTCAGTACCTGGACTCTCCTTAAAGTCGAAGTCTTCTATTTCTAGGGTAACATCATACTCACTATCAATCCTATTAACGTGGTTCGTCCAACCCCTTTCAGAAAATGCCTCTTCGGTTTTGTATTCCGTTATGCTAACGGTAGCCTCTCCGCTGAACGAGAATCTGAACCCTTCTTTTGAGTTGGGTATTATTTCAACCTTGTAGTCTACTTCTACGGAGTTTACTTCTTGCATTTCGGTTAGCCCGTAAATGTCGTAAACGGTGATTCGTTGCTTCATTGTTTTTATTGTTTGCAACAAAGCTAATGTAAATAATTGAATAAAAAAAAAGGAGGCCGAAGCCTCCCTTAAACAAATAGAGAAAACTAATTAAGGAGCAACCCCAAGAGTGAGAGCACCAGTAACACGGAAAGACATAGATACGTTAACGGCTGAATCAATACTAGCAGTAATGTTCATCGCAGTAATGTAGCAAGTTCCTGAAATCTGAAAGTCCCCCGTAGTAGTACCACCATAAACGAAATCCAAGATAGTCCCAGCTTTTTGGTCAGCCATCAGCGTGGTAAGGTTTGATCCGTCAGCCTCAAGGTGAAAGTCAGCGGAAAAGTCAGCGGAACGAGTTCCAGCTATACCCGTATAATCTCCCGAACCCTCGTAAGAAGTGGTATCAATCTCGTTAGTAGTGATGTTCATTGCCGAACTAACCACCCCAGCGATTGCCGCATCGGTTCCAGGTGTTGCCGAATCTGTTTGAACACGGACGTAAAGCCCATCCATCTTAGCCATTTGCAGTCTTTTTGATTACCACAAATATAAAAGGGGGCCGATGCCCCCCCTATAAAACGTACTTGGCGTTTAGAACGGTAGTCCGTCCGAGGATTCAGATTGATCCCCTTTGCTTTCGGAACCCATAAAGGTCAGCGTATCCACGGCTAGGTTTAAATAACCCTTATCACCTTTCGCACTTACCCAAGGCTTTCCGCTGACGGCTACCTTAATAGACTTAACATCCTTGAAGAAGGGCCATAGCTTTTCTGCTCTTACCCCGTACATCGAACAACTAACCCACGCAGTTGAGTCCTTACCCGTCTTAACGGCTACTGAGAAAGACAAACGGCAAGGCTTATCGCCAATTGCTTCCGTGAACTTGTGGGTGGCTGAGTTACCAGCACAATTAAGATTTAGCATCTTTTTCTTTTTTTGCTAAGTTAACACTAGTCAAGACCTTCCGAGTCCCAACGCTTTACTATTTCTTGACATTCTTGAACCCTAGCCTTTATAAGTCTAAAGTTGTTTCGATCAACCTTGAAGTTAAACGACCTAACACGCTCGTGTATTTCGATGTCATCAAACGTATGGTTTCTCGTTACCTCCTCTTGAATCTTGGTATAAAGTGGATTAGAGTCCCCACCCTCCAATTTAAGAGCCTCCCTATAAATAAGACCCTCAACGATGTCTTCAGGGGTATTACAAAGGCAGTAGCTTAACTGAAGGTCTTCGACTTCCCAAAGCCAAGCGTAGGCCGTTAACTGCCAGCCATAAGGTGTAAGCTTTCCCGACTTGTTAATTGGCCCCTCACCCTTGTGAAAGGTGTAGATGTCAAAACTAGACTTAACGTCAATGACCTTATCTCCCGTGTAGATGTCAGCCTCACCAGTTATATAGTCATTGGACTTCCGCTCCGTGTTCTTTTCGTAAAGTTCAACGTCTACCATACTCAGTAGGCTAATAGACTTCTCTTCTACGGCTAACCCTTTGGCTATTTGTGCGGTGTTGATCTCCCTAGTACGTCCGTACTTTTGGAAAAGATACATTTCCTTGAGGGCAGTTAGTGCGGTAGCACCGATAGTATTCGACCCTCTTCCGTTGGTCATTATCTGACCTAATGCGCTTGCTCTTATTTTCATTTGTTCATTTTTTCTGCAAGTTCAACAATAGCCTGAAGCTTCTTGAATTCATCATCTGTAAACACCGAACCCATCTTTACGGCAAGTTTGTCGTAGTTGTTTTGGGTTGGGTTAGCAGTCAACCAAGTCAAAGCCTTTTCAAAATCGGATGCTTCCTCTTTCTTCTTGCCGTGGTCGTTGGTTCCGTCAGCGTCCTTAGTGTCATCCAATAACAGAAGACCACCAGCGGCATACTTTCTAGCGTAAGAACTAGCAGAGCCAAACGCTTGGGCCATATTCATTCCCTTAATTTGATCCACTTCAGCATAAGCCGTGACGCTCAAGTCATCCTTTCCATCCTGAATACAAGCGGTTGCCTGAATGACTACCCTACCAGCTACCTCAACGACTTCATCTGAGAAGTTTAACACGCATCCGTGTTTTTTAAGGTGTGGCTTTACCGCTTCTTGAATGTCCTCAATGGAGCGATATTTATACTTCCCGAAAGAATTGAAGTTAGACTTTGGGGCTTTTAGGTCGTGCTGAATCTGTGCCAGCTTTGCAATTAAATCCATTTGTTTTTGTTTTTGTGGATTAGAGTTCAATATCATTCGGGTTAAACTCAGCCCGTCCACTCTCAATAAGTGAATTCAGCTGGCTTTGTGTCCCGTTATTTTCAATATAGTCTAGGCAAGCATCGTGATCGTAGAACTTCCATTCTCGTTCCAATGCGTGGAAGGTTGCACCTAGAACCCCCTTATCTCTAAGGAATAGTTCAACCTGGTACGTCTTAAACGCTACGGCTCTAATCAACTCAGAACCATTATAGGCAACGATAGCACCGCTATCCCTATTAGTTTCAATATACCTATACCCTTGGTAGAACAAGTATTCTGCAAGGCTTTGAGGCATTAACCCTCTTGGTTGTG